CACAGCCGCCGACGGGGTCGACGACAAAGAAGATCTTACGGTCATCGGCTGGTTCATCAAGGCGTGCGCCCAAGTCAAACTGCCAGGGGCGTGGTTCTCCGTCGACGAGCACGGGTGCGGGGTAAATGTTATCGATCCATTCCATGACTCTACCATACTTGATAAAGAGATCGGGGAACGCGGAGGCGACATCACGGGAGGTTGGTTTGAAAGGCTGCTCAATGACCCACTGCTTGAACTCGGCGAAATCGTTTCTTCGACCTTGCTCTGAGGGTATCTGTCCGAACTCCTCAAAGTCATCGTCCTTCTTACAATAGGTGGCGGCTTGCGCAGATGTTCCGCGGGCGACTTCATAATGACCGCGCGGACCGAGGCAGAGACGGATGGCACGAAGACGTTGGTTGGAATGGAATATGACAAATCCTTGGAGGTGTGGTGTACCGGAGGTTCCCACTTCCCGTCCGAAGACAAGGTAACGAACAGATTGCGTCTGGGCGAATGAGCGGATATGGTCTGTTTCGACATCCGTGGGATTGTTGAGAGTAAAGCACCAGCGACAGGATTGAGAGGGGGACATTTGGGATGGGAGGTAAGTTGCTAGGTAATACTGGGGCTAGCAACTTTATGTCACGAACGAGAAAATCCCACTTTTAATCACGGAACACAAATGATCATAAAAGAACATGGGTGCAAAAAGGCGTCTTATCTTCGCTTCAGGGCCACGTGGTTACCGTAGATATGGACGTAGAGTCCGTAGAAAATTAATGGTCGTGACACCTTCTCCGATTGGTCGGAGAGGAGCATCATTGGCCGTCAGGCGTGGACGTATACTCCGCGCGCTCGGCGGGCGTCTAGGACGGTTTGGACTTAAGGGACTTGCGGTAGGCATGGGTGCCAAAGCAGTCATAGGAACAGCCAGGAGGCTTCGACGAGCGTTAAAGACCGAAACCTTTGCAGACAACCAAGACATAGATTCACGAACCTTATATAATGCATCAATTAGTGCAATCGATAAAGGAGAGGAAATCAATGAACGTGAGAAGCAAGACGTGCAGTTATCCGGATTTAAGATCCGCGGAGAAATTACAAACAAGTCTGAATCTCCGATGTATGTCAACGTGGCGGTAATTAACAACCGAGACATTTCGCAAGATCTCGGGGTCGAGTTCTTCCGTGGAGACCATGCTGCGAAGGCCCAGGACTTCGACACCACGCTCACGGGCATTGAATTCCATAGTACCCCAATCAATCCTGATAAAATTGCTATTGTTAAGCATAAGCGTTACAGGCTACCAGGTGCGACCGAAGTAGGCAATGGACATGCCTATATGAATCTCGAATGGTACATCAAGATGAACCGTAACTTGACCTATGATAATATCAATGGAGCAAGTGTAGATGCCACCTCCAACGTACAGTTGATATGGTGGTGTGATAAGTTTGGAGCAGCCGCTGGAAGCAGTGCAGCCACAAACGTAGCCGCGGTCAGGTGGAAGGTGAACGCGTTCTATCATAACGTAAATTAAATATTTAGCGTCGGGTTGAACCCTTTATAAACCTTTTAATGCCATTTTTGTTGTGGGCAGTTTTTTTTTTGTCATTAGGTTTTGGGTTCGAGTCCTGTTTGAAACGAGCGGTTAAAGAGCCGTTATAACCCTACCTAGGTTGGGGTTACAGACGTGGGTGGAGGGAAGTTTAATTAAAGACTACGTAAATTAATTACAACGTAACGGTCCGCAGATAATTTATTGCGGTCAGGTGGTTCGTTCATAAAAACAACCACATGGGGAATGTGCTGAAGCATTTTATTTCGAGAAGTATACTTCGGCGAGAATATCATCCTGTCTTTTAGTTGCTCTAAAACTGAATACTGGAGGAACTCAGACTGAGATCTGGGTACGTCAAATAGGAAGTAACGCTTTGATTCGTCGATTGCGTAGGCAAGATCATCTCGTTTACCGATGCTGAGTCGTTGGGAAGAATCGCCATGGAGTGAGAGCCACCAACGGACAAACCAGGACTTTCCACAGCCGCCGACGGGGTCGACGACAAAGAAGATCTTACGGTCATCGGCTGGTTCATCAAGGCGTGCGCCCAAGTCAAACTGCCAGGGGCGTGGTTCTCCGTCGACGAGCACGGGTGCGGG